CCTCGGGTATTGTTTATGCCCCAGATCGCAGGTGGGCTAAAGAAGTAATTGAAGAATGTAATGACTTCCCGGCGGGCGTCAATGATGACTTGGTGGACTCTACTACTCTTGCGCTGTTAAGATTCAGGCAGGGTGGGTTTTTGCGTCTTCCGTCGGATGAGCCGGAAGATAATTTATTGCGTCAGTACCGCAAAAAAGCTGCGTACTATTAAGGACACAACATGGCTATGGAAAAATCGTTATATCAGGCTCCTCAAGGCCTCGACCAAATTTCAGCGGAGGAAGAGCCGATTGAAATAAGTATTGAAGACCCGGAGGCTGTAAGTATTGCGGGCCCCGGCTTTGAAGTCGACATGGTCAAAAAAGAAGAAGACGATGGGTTTGATGATAACCTTGCCGAGACACTACCCGAGAGTGTGCTGGTTAAACTGGCCGGGGAATTAATTGGTGAGTATGAATCTGACGTAGCTAGTCGCAAAGATTGGATTCAAACATATGTCGATGGCCTAGAACTACTTGGCATGAAGATCGAAGAACGCATGGAGCCTTGGCCCGGTGCGTGCGGTGTGTACCACCCGCTGCTTGCAGAAGCTGTTGTGAAGTTTCAAGCGGAAACGATGATGGAGACGTTCCCCGCAGCGGGTCCAGTCAAGACCCAGATTATTGGGAAAGAAACTCCAGAAATTAAGAAGGCGGCTGAGCGTGTTCGTGATGACATGAACTACGAGTTGACCGAGGTGATGGTCGAGTTCCGTCCTGAACATGAGCGCATGTTGTGGGGCTTGGGCCTTGCTGGTAATGCGTTCAAAAAAGTCTATGTGGATGTGCAGCTTGATCGGCAAACATCTATTTATGTTCCTGCTGAAGATGTAGTCGTCCCATACGGCGCGTCCAGTCTGGAGGCGGCTGAGCGCGTGACTCACGTTATGCGTAAGAGCGAGAACGAAGTACGCAGACTTCAGCACGAAGGGTTCTACCGCGAGATCGAGTTGGGTGAGCCCACGATCGTGATGGACGAGATCGAGAAGAAAATTGCAGAGAAGCTGGGCTTTCGCGCAACAGAAGACGATCGGTTCAAACTGCTTGAGATGCAGGTCGTGATTGACCTTGAAGGTGATGAGCATACGGATGACAACGGAGAGCCCACGGGCATCGCGCGTCCATACATCGTGACGATCGAGAAAGGCACTGGCCAAGTGCTGGCCATCCGCCGCAACTGGAGGCCAGAGGACGACAAGTGTCGCAAACGCAACCACTTTGTTCACTACCCCTACATCCCCGGCTTTGGCTTCTATGCGTTTGGATTGATCCACTTGATCGGCGCGTTTGCTAAATCAGGTACATCGATTTTGCGTCAGTTGGTTGATGCTGGTACGCTGTCTAACTTGCCCGGTGGTTTCAAGACTCGTGGCCTGCGTACTAAGGGTGATGACACTCCGATCGCCCCCGGTGAGTTCCGTGATGTGGACGTGCCAAGCGGCACGATCAAGGACAACTTGATGACCTTGCCATACAAGGAGCCATCACAGGTTCTGGCGAGTCTGTTGAACCAGATCATCGACGAGGGCCGCAAGTTTGCTGGCTCTATGGACTTGCAAGCCTCAGACATGAGCGCCAATTCTCCAGTCGGTACAACACTGGCCATCCTTGAGCGCAGCTTGAAGACAATGTCGGCTGTTCAGGCCCGTGTTCACTACGCGATGCGTCAAGAGTTCAAGCTTTTGAAAGAGATCATCCGCGACTACGCGCCAGAGGAGTACAGCTACGAGCCAGAAGAAGGCAAACGTAGTGCGCGTAAGGCTGACTACGATTTGGTTGATGTAATTCCTGTGAGCGACCCCAACGCAGCTACTATGGCTCAGAAGGTTGTTCAGTATCAGGCGGTGTTGCAGTTAGCGCAGACTGCGCCTCAGTTGTACGACTTGCCTGTGTTGCATCGACAGATGCTTGAGGTGCTGGGTATCAAGAACTACCAGAAGCTCATCCCAATCGAGGATGACATGAAGCCACGTGATCCAGTCACAGAGAACATGAACATGCTCAAGGGCAAGCCGGTCAAGGCGTTCCTGTACCAAGATCACAAGGCCCACATTGCTGTTCACACAGCGATGGCGCAAGACCCGCACATCCAAGAACTGATTAGCAAAGACCCACAATTGGCGCAGAAACTTATGGCTGCTGGTTCCGCTCACGTAGCAGAGCATTTGGGCATGGAGATGCGCAAGCAGATGGAGCAGCAGATGGGCCAGACACTGCCTCCGTACGAGGACGATGCAGACGAGAAGATGATGTCTCCAGAGATGGAGGTTCGCATCTCTCAGATGGCAGCGCAAGCGGCGCAGCAGTTGCTCCAGCAGCATCAGCAAGAAGCCCAACAGCAGAAGAATCAGCAGACTGCGCAGGACCCGCTCATCGAGTTGCAGAAGCAGGAGTTGCAGATCAAGCAGCAGGACTTGCAGCGCAAGAGCCAGAAAGATCAGATGGACCAGCAGGCCAAGATGGCCCAGTTGCAGATCGAGAAGATGCGTATCGACGCCAACCAAGAAACCAAGGGTGCGGAGTTGGCCATCAAGATGGCGAGCGAGAAGTATCAGCGCGATCATGCGCACGAGCAGCAAGGGTTTACTACGGCAGCAGATATGCACAAGCATCAAATGCAGCTCTCACAACAGGCTCAAATGGAGCAGTTCAGAGCGCAACAGCAAGCCGAATTAGCGGCAAAACAAAAGGCGCAAAAGCCTACAAAGAAAGGTGAATGATGTACGAGATCATTAAAGTAGCTGAACTTTTAAAAAAGGAAATCGACGGCGATATTCGACGTATCGAAGAAGCTCTGGGCGCTAAATCCGCAAAGAGCTACGAAGAATATTTAGAAAAATGTGGGGTTATTATAGGTCTACTCACAGCTCGCCGTTACATCATAGACCTGACAAAAAACATGGAGTCCCATGACGACGAATAATATTGATTTGGTTCAAGCGGTCGATTTGTCCAAAATTCTGAATAAACCAGCAGAACAAAAGGCAACTCAACTTCCAAAACCAGCAGGCTACAAAATTTTATGCGCTATTCCTCCACAGGAAAAAGAGTATGAAGGCGGTATCCTCAAAGCAGACGAAACCCTTCGCTATGACGAGCTGCTTACCACAGTTTTGTTCGTGGTCGAGTTGGGTCCAGATTGCTACGCGGACAAGGCCAAGTTTCCTTCGGGACCTTGGTGCAAAAAAGGCGATTTTGTGTTGGTCCGACCAAATGCGGGCACGCGCTTAATCATTCACGGTCAGGAATTCCGAATGATCTACGACGACAACGTCGAAGGTACGGTGGAAGACCCTCGTGGTATCAAACGCAAATAAGGAGCGTACATGGCTAAATTCGGTGACGACTTTAAGTTCCCCGATGAAGTTGACGGCAAAGAGGATAAATCCAATGAGCTAGAAATTTCAGTCGAAGGGGATGACGTAGATTTAAAGGTGGATGTCGTTGACGACACTCCTCCAGAAGACCGTTTTCACGAACCGCTGCCTGAGCAGATCAAGGAAGACCTTGAAAAAGCTGATGAGTCGCAGGATTATTCCAAGAACGTCAAGCAGAAATTCACGCAATATAAGAAGGCGTGGCATGACGAACGACGGGCAAAAGAAGCGGCTTTGCGTGAGCAACAGGAAGCCCTGAATGCCGCGCAGCAGATTCTCGACGAGAATCGTAGGCTCAAAACGATGTTGCATTCGGGTGAGAAAGAGCTTATTTCCAATTATCAGTCTAGCGCTGAAATGGAAGTAGATAAAGCCGAGCGCAATTACAAAGAAGCCTACGATTCTGGTGATGCAGATAAGCTTTTGGAAGCCCAAAAAGAGCTTATGCGGGCAGAAATGAAGCTAGATAAAGCTAAAAATTTCCGACCCACTGTACAAACTCAAGAAAATGTTGTACAAACACCCCAAGCACCCCAAGCTCAGCAAATGGACCCAAAGGTCGCAAACTGGGTATCAAATAACCCTTGGTTTGTGGCCCGTGATAAAGTTGCTATGCGCAAGTACGCTGAAGGAGTTCACGAAGAACTCGCAGAGCGATATGGGCGGGCGTTTATCGGTACTGATGATTATTTCAAAAGTATCGATAGAGAAGTTCAACGTAGATTCCCAGAAGAATTTGCGTCGAATAAAAACGATGAGGCTGATAAACCTAATCGTACAAGATCAAGCACGGTGGTCGCACCTGCGAAGCGCAGTACCGCTCCAAAACAAGTGGTTTTGACAAAATCGCAAGTTGCCTTGGCTAAAAAACTTGGACTAACCAACGAGCAATATGCTCGTGAATTTACAAAATTGGAGGCCTAAAATGGCTGAGAACAGATTACAACGCGAGATGACTAGTAGAACTACGCAGGAACGCCCTAAGCAGTGGCAGCAAGCGGAGCTTCTACCCGAACCTGACAAGGAACCGGGCTACGCGTACAGATGGATTCGGGTTTCTACTTTGAACACTGCGGACCCCCGCAACATCTCAGGCAAACTGCGTGAGGGTTGGGAACCTGTGGTGGTTGAGGAGCAGCCCAAGTTTCGACTGCTAATCGATCCCACTAGTCGCTTCCAAGGCAACATTGAGATCGGTGGGTTGTTACTTTGCAAGTGCCCGACTGAGTTGATGGAGCAACGAAATGAACATTTCGCCAAGCAAGCCAAGGCTCAAGCGGAAGCTGTGGATAACAACTTGATGCGTCAGAGCGACCCAAGGATGCCTCTCTTTAGGGAGAATAAATCCTCGACTAGCTTTGGCAAAGGTGCTTAAAAACTTTTTCAAGGAGTCTTAAATGGCTTATCCAACGGTTTCGGCCCCCTACGGCCTAAAACCCGTAAACTTGATTGGTGGTCAGGTCTTTGCTGGTTCGACACGTAACGTGAACATCCAGTACGGCTATGGCACCAACATTTTCTACGGGGATTTTGTCGCGATTACTCGCGGCTTCGCTACTCGTTTGGCTGTTACTGATGGCGGCTCTGCTTCCACCGGTGCTGCTGGTTACGGTAATGTCGGCATTTTCTTGGGTTGTTCGTTTACAAACCCAGTGACCAAGCAATTGACTTTCAGCCAATACTGGCCTGCAAGTACTTTGGCTGGTGATGCTGTTGCTATCGTTACTGACGATCCTGACACCATTTTCAAAGCTGCTGTCGTGACTTCTCAAGGTGGTACCACTATTGGTTCCGCATCGAGCGCCATGATCGGCTTGAACATGACTATCTCCAACTTGGCTGGTAACATTAATACCGGTAACTCGTCGAACGGCGTTTTGGCCAGCTCCGCTGCCACTACCGCTGCTCTGCCTGTCCGTATCGTTGATATGGTTCCAGAAACTTCCGTTGCCTTGGGCACTGCCACTTGGTCTAGCGGTACAACCACTCTGACCGTCTCTGCTCTGCCTAACGCACTGCCAGTTGGTACTGAAGTTGGTTTCTTGGCTGCAAACGGCCAGTACGTTGGTACAGCTAACTGGGTTTCTACAGCAGCTTCTGCTGGCGCAACCTCTGTTGTTGTCAACGCACAATATGGTGTGGTTAACGCTGGCGGCGCTGCCGCTACTGCAACCGCAATCCCAGCAGGCTCCACGCTTGTGTTTACGCAGTACACTGAAGTTCTTTGCAAGATTAACTTTGGCACTCACTCGTATTACACTGCGCTTGGCACTCAAACCGCTTAAGGAGTAACTTAAATGGCTATTTCACGCGCACAACTATTGAAAGAACTCCTTCCCGGTCTGAACGCTTTGTTTGGTCTGGAGTATGCTCGCTACGGTGAAGAACATAAAGAGATTTATGAAACTGAAACCTCTGAGCGTTCTTTTGAAGAAGAAACCAAACTGTCCGGCTTCAGCGCTGCACCTGTTAAGAACGAAGGCTCCGCCATCGCTTATGACAATGCACAAGAAGCATGGACTGCTCGCTACAACCACGAAACCATTGCCTTGGGTTTTTCGCTGACCGAAGAGGCTATCGAAG